CTTGATTTGTAGCTACACCTAAAGACTGACCTAAAGAAGTAGGCATTGTTGAATAACCTGATTGTGCAAGTAATCCCATACCAATATCAGCGGCATAAGGGCTTTTAACAAAATTTAATAGACCGCCACCAGCGTTCTGTCTTTTACCAAAAACATTACCTAATTCTGAAGCAAGAAAATTATTTAGAAATGTTCTATTATCTTTAATTGACATTAGGCAAACCCTCCTAGAAGTCCTCCTCCAATTGCACCAAAGAGAGGATTACCAAACATAGAACTTCCACCAATTTGACCAGCAATATTTGCACCTGTTAATGCACCACCGAGTAATCCAGCACCTGTATTTCTAAAGACAGGTTGTGTTGATACTGTTTGTGTTGGTACAGGTGATCCTAATGCACCTAAGTATTGGTTTAATTTTAAAAATGGTTTTTGTTGTTCGTAATCAAAACGAGCAATAGCATCTTGTAATCTTGTTTGATCTATACTTTCTCTGTCTGCTCCTACTTGTGCTAGTCTTGAAATATCATTGTAATCCATTTCACCTAACTGTGGAGCTGTCATCATAGTTTGAGCTTGTAATGCTCTTTCTCTATTAAATTGATCTCCGTAAACTTGATTAGCTAATCTACCTAGTGAGTCTGATAATATTTCTTGGTTAGCACCTGATCCTAATCTTCCAGCTTTACTAAACTGTGATTGTACTTTTGATGTAACATCGTCAGCCATTTGATTAAATAAACCTTGAGAGTAAGGGTTTGTAGTAGGTGATAAAAAATCTCCCGCTAGTGTTTGTTGTGCAAGGTTTTGTGACTGGTTTAGTAAGGGATTACCAGCAACAGCTCTAGCTGTAGCTAAATCTAATGAAGCATTGGTAGCCGCAGATGGATCTACATAGGTGTTATTAGGGAAGAAGTTTGGTGTATCAGATTGAAATAAATCTTGTCCATAATTAATGGCTTCTTCTAGGTATGGTCTAATAAACTCTGATGGTTCAGCAGATGATGTAGTTGTTACGTTTTGTGGTGATGATCCTTTTGACATTTTTATATTTCCTTATTTAGTAAGTATGCTTTAACTCTAAATCCTTTCAATTTTCTAACCCAACCTTTTCGTCCAGCGACTTCAAGGTGTGTGCAGTTTTCTTTCTTCGCAAATTTTTCAATAACTGCTTGTATTTCCTCTAACCAATTCTCTAGGTTAGTTCCACCAGCTAAAAAGTATCGTAATACTTTAGACTGAGGGTATTGTGCTATTTCTGTTACTACAGCACTTTCGACTTTATCGTTATGCCAACTAATAAATAATTGCATACGATCATTAGCTAATCCGTACAATATATCTTTTATACTGTAAGTTTCGTCTAATGCTTTTTCTAGTAATGGAGCGACTTGACTCCATATAAATTCAACATCTTCGCTAGGAACTCTAGTAATAATACTACCCAATGACACAGTATGATAAGTTTTGGTCAGAGTTTCCTGAACTCGCATGAGTTAGTGTAGCACTTCCATCTGCTCTAGCAGATACATGAAGTCCGTTGAGTGCTGTCCTTCCATTCGCTGTTGTTGGCATAAACATTATCACAGAATTACCACTAATACGAGCATCTGTTAAAGTTGTTGATGTTGCACTAGCAGTTAATGTTATTGTTCCTGTGCTATTAAGTTTACCATTGATCGTATTGTTCAATGATGTTGAAACTAATCTTAGATGTTGTCCAGTATCAGGTATTGATAATGGAACTTGAGGAAATTGATTATCTGCCACCTTCAGGTCTCGCTTCTATGTCAACTCCTGACATGGTGTTAAAATTTCCTGTGACATTTACCCTAATACGATGATACCGAGAGGTAGATCGTAAAGGACAAGTGCCAGTATCGTTAGTGCCAGTAGCAGTGCCATTTGTTGTTGTATCAAGTTGTGATTGCCTTGTAATAGGGGTTACAGTTACAGAGGTATTTGTAGTTCCATCAACAATAGGTCTGCAATTAATTAAGGTTGATCTTTTACCTTTTGCACCTTCAAACTCAGTAGTATCTACAGTTGCTGATAAACTGTTTGCAATAAACTTTCCAAACTTATTATCAGAGTTAAATCCAGCTAGACCAACAATACCTTCTTTATAAAAGTAAGAGTCTAATGATTTTGGTAAGTTATCTAAGTCACCTAAAACATCTAAACTTTCTAATGTTGTAAATGCTTCTTGTGAGGCACTAGCAATAAACTCTAAGTCCTGTCCACTGCCTGTACTCCATTTATCTACTGCATAGTTGTAGATTAATAATTTGTTATTAGTTGTTCCTGTAGCACCCGATCCACGATAAGACCACACAACAATACTATTGTTAGGATCGACAGCAGATGTAATACCATCAAGGTTAGAAGATAGATCGTCAAAGAAGAAGTTATCGACTTTACCATTACCTATTGGTGTTAATTGTTGACCACCTGTTAGTTTGTAAAAACCATCTTGTGCCAAAAAGAAAACCATGTTTCCATAAGAAGCTACTGACTTAGGAGCAAATGCTCCAATGTTATCTGCAATCTTATCAAACTGAAATATCAAGGGTACACCCACATAAGACATTCTATAGATTGCTTTTTCCATAAAGATCACACCAGCAGATTCACCACCGACTATCGCTTGGATATTACCATGTGATCCTACAATATCTTGAAAACCTGACTGTGTAGATTGGCTAGGAGTCCATGTAGAACTGTCATTAATACCTGACCACTTTACTCTTTGGTTATAAACTGTACCTGACTCGTTTGTATAACCTGATACAACAAAGTCTCTTATAACTGCGATGTATTTTGCTTTAAGAGCTACGAGATCACTGAAAGCACTACTTGTTCCTTCTGTAAACTTTTGTATGTTGTCTGCAAAGTTAGTAGCTATAATGTTAGAGCCGAACTGTGTAAAAGCCCAAAAGTCTCTAGCGTTTTCTGTAGTAGAATTGCTGTAACCACCTGATTTACTTTTATCTTGAAAAACTAAAGAGGAGTTCATCTGATATAATTTAGTAGCGTCACCAGCATAGTTAGTAGAACCACTGGCACTAAAACTTGTAAATAAACCTACTGCACTTCCTGTTAAACCTGTGCCACTTAATGCCTGAAAACCAGCTAGGCTTTTATAACCTTTTGCAAGAGGTAGTACATTATCTACAACTAATGCACCTGAGTTTTCATAAGAAGGAAGGTCGGCTTGTAAATCACCAAATTCAATCATCTATGCCACCTGTGGTGTTGACATCTGTAATGGTGATGTAGTTGTTGATCCTCTTGATGATGATTCATTTGCATTTTTTAATGCCTCTTTATACAAAGCCGCCCATGTGTTTATTCTTTCATCTTGCATAATAAAGGGAGCTGACTCTGCTAATGCTCCATATAAATATAGTTCAGGATAATTTGTTAATATTGTATTTGTTGTATTACTATCAGAAAGAGTATCTAATTTTTTGTAATAATTTATTTGTAATGTTGAAGCTGAATCAGGTGCTACACCTAAAAGAATATTTGTACCGAGAATAGTAAAAAATGTAGGTTTGCCTCGAGATTGACTTGCATTATACTTGTTGTAAAAATCACTATTGTTTATAAATTTTAATGTGCAGTAAGGATCACTTTGAAATATTACTGTGGTTGCTTCTATATAACCTGTCGGTAAAGCATAACTTTGTGTACCAGTAACTGTAGTAGTTGATGTATCTGAGTTTACCATTTCTCTAACTCGTAACTCTCTGTTCAATCTTGCCTCTGTAAGAGTTATAAAATCACCAAGATATGCTGTGAGATCACTTCTATTAAGATAGTTTGCTATTGATGTTTTAAGATTGGAGTATGTGTCTATTGCCATTATAAGTTACCTGTATATATTCTAAAATGTCTGTTATCAGAGTCGTTTAACCACCGAAAAAATCTAGGCTTGTCTATGACTTTACCATTATAATTTAAGATGCCTTTTTTAGCTAATTGATGAACTACAATGTTAGGTAGTCTTGCAACACGATATCCTTTTTCATGCTCAAATGCTTTTGCTTTATATGCACCTTCATTTTGTGCTACTTTGTTTGAATCTAAGATTTCTTTAATAGTTGCTTGGTCTTGATAGTTTTCAATATGAAATTTATTCTCAGCTTCATCAACAATAAGATTTGTTTTTACTGATGACTGATCGTTAGGATCGTTCAGTGAGAATTTTTTACTCATTACTTTATCGCTTTAGCTATCATCGCATCTACAGTGTCTTTCATGGATAAACCTTGATTACCTGAAATGCTTAACATTGGATCGTATTTACGATCACCCATTGATGTTTGTTTTGATTGTTTTTTACCAGTGCCTTTAGAAGTCATTTGATCTGATTTTTTTGCGTTTGCAACAACCTTAAACAATTTAGATGTATGTTTTTTGTTTGTAAATATTGCCATTTGTTCCTCTCTATAAATAAAGGGGGTGCATTAAACACCCCCAGTCCTTTAGCTACAATTATGCAGTTAAGTTAAATATTCCGTAGTTTGCGTTTGGTGCTTTTGCACATAAAGCATACTCAGCTAAGAGTAACTTCTTGTCAGAGTCACCAGTCTTTGCAAGATCAGTAGTTTGGAATGGTCTTAGGAAGTCCAC